TCATTATATAATCTTTTCGAATATATTTTAACTAGTTTATTTCTAACGAATTCTTCCATTTTAGCGATAATCAAAGGCCGACTCTTAGATGATGTAGTAAAGCCAGCAACAGCGCTGTTTTGATACTCTCCTAAAACAGGATCAACATATTCGTGTGTAGACTTATAAGAATAGTATATGTTAGGATAGCCTTTATCTCTTAATTTCTCCAACACAGCGAAGCCAACTGAGTTATTTTCAACTGCTAGCATACAATTGCCGTACTCTCTTCCAGTGTTGAACAGAAGCTCGGAGAACATGTCTGGTGTCATCTTACCTTTATACTCCCCGACCACCTCCATTGTGTCTATTTTGAAAATAAGGAACGTAGAGAAGTCTGCGCCGTCTCCCCTGGCGACGTCTGCGGCTATTAAGTAAGTCGCACCAGGCTGATGTTCTTCCCATATCCAGAAGTTCCTATCAAAACCTGTCCTATGCTTTGGCTCTAAGACGTTTTCAAAGATTAGATTCATATCTTCTGGATGAAACACAGTTTCGCCAGACATATTGAAGTTGCACTCTAACTCCTGTGCGATTTGCCTACGAGACATATTTTTTGTCTCTTTCTCAAACCATTCTTGGTCTCTATCAGGATGTACATCCCAAGGCAAAGAAGTTGGAAAGAAGTCATTTTTGCCTTCATCTGCATCAATATATGTTTGATGGAACCAATTACCAACGCCATTAGGAGTCGAAAGTGCAATGCAGCGACCACCAGTCGACAGAGTAGGATACAAGCCAGTCCATAGTTCTGTCAGCCCTTCAACGTGTGCGGCCTCGTCGATAACTAAAAGCGAAAGAGCCTCAGAACGACCAGCGTCTCCCGATGTCGAGCTGGCCTTAATCTGAGATCCGTTAGAAAGCTCGAACGATGTTCTATTGTCAATCGATATGTTTGCGATCCTAAGCCACTCAGGCATATTCTTAATAATAGATTTAACTTTCTTAACCAAGTTTGAAGCTGTATTAAACTTGGTAGCAATAACAAGAATGTTTTTATCGCGATGGAACATCATCATCCATACGACGTAAGCAGCTGTAATCGTTGAAATACCTAGCTGTCGTGCTTTAAGAATGACATTGAAACGATTCTCATTGAATGATTTGATTAAGTCTGACTGAAAGTCATAAGTATTAAAAGCTATTAAGCCTTCAATAGGATGAGAAATCTTTGCATAGTTGTTGATAAAGTAATCTGGATCTTTACCGCACTTTACAATTTCTGCAAGTATTTGTTTTTTGTCGGGTGTGTAGCCCACAGAGCTTACCTCTCTGAGTTGTTTTTAGATCCACCCTTTTGGCTTTTATTGGGAGGCTGAGATCCTAATCCGCCTAGTTCTAAGAATTGCTTAAACTTGTTGTCTAGTCGATCTTCGCTCTTTCCAAGTCTGTCGTCGACACCTTGCAAACCACCAATCTTAAATTTTTTGGTCGCACAAGCAAAAACTCTAACGCGGCTGGTGGATTGAACCATCACGTCGCACTCGCCGGCAGCTGTCAGGGTAAGCCCTTTACCAGCAACTTTTCTGTATTCTTTTTTAAGCCAAGCGACAATATCGCCAATGGTCTGATCCATCTCAGATTCAAAATTACCACCGTAGACATCTTTTAATTTAATGTCTGCTTGGTAACTAACAATCACATGATTGCCATCAATACGAACTTTGAAGCCATCCATTGTGCGGCTGTCATTGATTGGGTTGCCCTCTTCTCTTTTTAAACCAAGTTCAACTGGATTGCCATCTGCATCGTGTGCGCCATCATAAGCGTGCGAAGCAGCTTGTGCAATATCTCTGATGATTTCATAATTTTCTTGTGACATTATTCATTTTCTCCTTGGTTTGGACGCCATCCATCAAGCCATCGCTGCTCTCTTCCTTCAATGTGTTCTATGAAACAAGATTCACAACAATCATATTTGTTCATATAAATATCGTCTCTAACTGTTTTTAATTTTTTACCACAAGTCGTACAATTGGTTACGACTTCTCTATTAAGTAGTTTTTTAGGCATTAAAAACCCGTTTATCTCTATCTTTTCAGATTCCTCTTCGGTCTCGCGCATTTTCTCAATGCGCTTTTCAAGTTGCTGAATATATTCTTTTTCTTTTTCTTGGTCCCAAGTGCTCTTTGGATTTTGAATTGCTTCATCTCCATATCTCTTAGAAATGGCTTTTTCCATACCAGCAACATAATTAAGATCTTTTTTCATTCCAACACCTTACAGTATTTTTAGGTTTTTGTTAATATAAATAGAAGATAAAAGAAAAGGGGAGCCGAAGAAACTTCGACCCCCCACTAAAACTATTAAACTAGATTACTTTTGTAATTTAGCAATAATTTCTTTAAGGTCATTGATTTGGACCTGCTGCTCTTGAACAGCACCAGCAAGAATTGTTGTCAATCGAGAATAATCGATTGAACGAGCGATTCCGCTTTGGTCGGTGCGGCAAACTTCAGGGACAATCTTAGCGACGTCCTGAGCAATAAATCCAAGGTCAGCTGTACCAGGAGCCCACTTCATCTCGTAGGAGACAGGCTCTAAGGACATAACCTTGTCAAGCAAATTAGATGTGCTCATTGGAGCAATATCTTTCTTGAGTTCTCTGTCAGAGTTAACATCAAGGAAGGCAGCGATAATGCCTTTACCGCCTTCGACGACGATAGCTTGATTACTAGCGTTACCACCAGCATTAACTGTAATAACGTTGTTAGCGTGCTGAGCGTTATTAAGCTGCAAGTGCAGACCGGCAGAGGAAGAAAGGTTCAACATGCTTGCACCAGAACCATTTGCAATCTTAGCTTGCGTACCGCCTGCGAAGTTACCAAAGTCGATAATTTTGCTAGCACCTTGAAGAATGGTAAGACCATTAGCATTCATTGCTGCAACGCGAGTGCCACTAGAATTAGCGAAAGCAATTCCATCAACCGAGTTATTTTTTGCCTGAACAGCAACCGAACCACTGGCATTGAGCATATTAAGCTCTGCAGACCAAGCAAGATCAATGTCACTTCCTAAAGTTTTGTTGTGGTTACCGAAAACGAGAGGCTGTGGCTTGGAGATGGCACTTGCAGCAGTTAAACCACCAACAATGGCGGAAGCAAAAGTAGCAGCGCCACCTTGGACTGCAACAGAGCCTGAAATTGTTTGAGTAGTGGTGATATTGTTTGCAGTCGAAATAGTACCGAAGCCAGAAGCAATTGAGCCAGAGGCCAAAACACCAACAGTTGAAATCTGTGGCTGAGCTGCATCAACACTTAGTTGACCACTAGTGTCAGTTAAGCCGGTGCCGTCAAGGCCAGTGACCTTGGCTGCAGCGATCTGATCATTAGCAAGAGTTAAAGTACCAGCGGAAACATCAAGAGTTTTGCCGGCTCCAACAGTAACATCAGAAGTAGCAATAGTTGCTCCGTCGATTGTACCACTATCAATATCGACATTTGTCATATTTTGACTAGCAAAGTTAATTGCGCCAGCAGCTTCAAAAGCACCAAGCTTGGTGACAGTCAAAGTGTCAGTAGCAAAAGTCATATTGGAGTCGTCAGAAAGAAGACCATTAGCACCAGCAAAAACAACGCGGCTCGAAGTAAGAGCCTTAACTTTGACATTGCCGTTAAGCTTAGCTTCGCCATCTACATCCAATGTACTTGAACCAGAGAGCGATGTTCCTTGAATTGCAGCCGCTTTCATAGGAGCATAAGCAGCTATTGTTGCTGCAGTAGCTTTATTGTCAGTGCTTGTTCTAGCAAAAGCAAACTGGCTCTCAGACTCATCCCAGATCATTGCAACAGCGTTTTCACCGTTAAGGCCCATAACAAGACCACGGTCGCCAACAGAACCAGTAGCGCTAGCACCATAACCTAAACCAATAAGTGTGTCTTCAACTACAAGCTGAGAAACGTTTTGCTGAACTAAATCACCATTAACAGTTAAGTCACCAGAAACAGTTAAATCACCAGTAACGCCAGCGCCAGCAGATGTAACGCCTAAGATCTTGTTATTGTCAATGTGGACATTAACTTCATCTGATGTGCCGAAATCAATGTATTCCTGAGCAGCATCTGTACCAATCTTGCCTAAAGAAGAATTGATAATGGATTCAATTGATGTCTGAGCAGCTGCAACGCTCAAGGTTGAACCAGCGCCACCAGCGATACCAGTGCCCTGGGCTGAAAGTCGTATGGCGTTACCATTATCTTCAAGACCTGTGCTTAAAAAGTCAGATACATCGACGCTTAATGCTCCCGAAGAAGAATCCAGACCGGAGCCGGATGAGCCAGCCAAGAAAGAGCCCAATTGAGTCATTGTAATCTTAACTTCATTACCTTCTGCTCTGTCTTGATCTGCTACCATCATAAGATCTTCTGCCTTTAGACTTGCAAGGCCCGATCCTGTTAAGGCCGTTAAAGACTCGATATCGGTACCGAGTGCTCTTTGGGTAGTACCACCACCCTTGTAGTATAATTTAGCCTGTGCGCCGGAACCCGATGCGTACAAAAGAACTTTGCCCGTACCTGCGTCGTCGTGACCGCTAATTTCAGATGGAGTTTGTGCGCCTAGAACTAGACCATTCGCTCCTAATTTATTGTTTGCTTCAGCCATTATATATCCCCCTATATGTTTATTGGATTGGTGCACCTGTGCGTAAGCCACGGGTGCACCTGACTACAATAAATAGGACTGGTTGGTACGAAAAAGCAATCAAATTCGTTGCACTGCGACGTTTTTTCAAACGATTAAAAACTGCTATTCTTCAAGCTTTTGTTTTAACTGATCAATCTCTTTTTGTTGATTTTTCACAGCCTCAACTAAAAATGAAATTATTTTTTGGTAGTCCATTCCTTGGGCGTCGATATTGTTTTTTTCCCAACTTACAATGTCTGGTAGAATCTGGCCAACATCCTCTGCGATAAAGCCATAATCTTGTTTTCCAGTGTCTTTCCATTTAAAGCTGACGCCATTAATTTTATTTAAAACATCCATGGGTTTATCAAGAATCTGAATATCGTTCTTATATCTTTCTGAGGAGTAAACAATAAATGCATTCGCTTTCATTGCTCCTTTATCATCACCAGTATTTGCTAATGTAATGCCGTGTGTGATACCATCACCCTCAACACCTACACCAATACCATTAGTCGTCTTAACAACCAATGCTGATCCAGAGATTGCAACACCATTAACACTGGATCCAGAAAGAACCAATGCGCCAGCTGTTGTACCTTTATAGCCAATATTTGATTCGTTATTAGGGCCAAAATTTAAACCGGAGGCACCTAAGGCATCTGATACAAACTGCACCTCGCCACCAATCCTAAGAGGCGATGCGCCCTGTAAGGTGCCATCAATCTGTATTGTAGATCCTGACAAAACAATGCCGTTCTGAGAACCGGATATAACAAGAAAATCATCACCATCTTCATTATATTCTATAAATGCATCATTTTCAGTACCAAAAAACAGTTTAACATCATCATGAATTGGCATTGTCAATATGCCAGAAAGATTAGATCCATCGCCATAAAAAGCAGATCCACTGATGTTTCCAGATGCAGACAGCTGCGTTATAACATTACCCCTAGCGGCTCGATTAACTTCATTGCGTAAATCGCTAACGCTCAAATGTCTTAATTTACGCTTTGACATTTACTTAGAAACCTCCACAGCTGCATAAAAGATACCAATAGATAACAAAATCCCAACGACTGCGCCACCAGCAAACCAAAGAGGCGTCCAATCATTCGGATCTTCTTTAATTAAATCCTGTAAACGATCGATCTCGTCATTCTTTAATTCTAATAAAGAATCTGATTTTTCTTTTTGCGTGTCAAGGCTGACTTTAAGGCTGTCAATCTGTACTTGAAATTCAGCTGCTTGCTTTTTAAGTTCGTAATCAAGTTTAAGTTCTTCTCTCAAGAGAGAGAACTTTTTGTCAGCTGTAACCTTAGCTGCTGCAGCAGAATCAAGAAGAATGCCGCTGTATGGTGCCTCTTGCCCCTTATCAACAGAGACAATTCTGCCTTCAACCTGTGCAGTCTCTTCTGCTTTGACATGCAGAGGCAATAAGATCAAACCTAAAACAACAAAAATACTTACAAACTTCTTCATTTTAAACTCCAAAAAGACTCTTCATTTCCTCTACAAGAACATCTGGATTTTCTTTGTGCTTTTGAATTAATTCCTGCACTTCTTCTTCCTCTTCTTTGCTGAGGTTTTCTATCTTTATACTATGTTCTTCTTGTAGCTTTTTTAAGGCGTCTTGGTAATCTTTAATTATTTCTTCTTTCTGCGCCATTTCAGAACTATGGGCAGAATTAATAATATCAATTTCTTTTTTATAGTTTTCTTTAGAGATTTCAAACATTTGAATAATTTTGTCATTCTTCTTCCTAAAAACAAACCAAAGAACCAAAGTATAAACAAGCACAGCTGGTATATACCAATAGTTCTTTAGCCAAGCCCAAGCCTTTTTCCAAAAAATAGCCGTCAACATTTATCCGTGCTTCCATACCTTAACCAAGTCGACTGCTGCTTGCGATCCAATGTAAACCAATGTCACAGCAACCCAGTCTTCACTAGTTACTGCACCGTAAAGAGCTAACGTTGTAGCTGTGCCCCAAGCAATAAGCTTTCTGCTTGCAATTTTTTCAATTATGCCATCGATGAATGCTTTCATAGTACATCCCTCCTTGAGCTATAATTAGTGCTCAGGGGCAAGATTTACTGATTTACATTCGCATAGCCATCGACTTTATCAATTGTTATTTGCGTATCGACTGCATCTTTAAGGCTGTCAAGATGCGAGATAAGCAGAACAGTCTTGAACTGTGCCTTAATCATTTCAAGGATTCTTAAGAACCCTTCCATATTCTCTTCGTCCAAAGCTGTCCCTGGCTCATCAAGAATAAAGATGTCACCTTTTGGTAGTGTTGAAACATTCAACAGCGCCAAACGAATAGCCATAGCAGCAATTGTTTTTTCTGCGCCGGAACCCATCTCTATTGGTCGAGCTTCATAGCCTGGGTGTTTAATCATGATATGCAAGCGATTGTCTTCATTCTCAAAAAAGATTTCAAAGTCTGTTATGTTTGTAAGTATCTTTGCAATCTCTGTGTTGATAACAGGCGAACGCTTTTTAATAATATCATAGGAGATGCCGTTTGGATGCATACACCTCAGAAACAAATCACAGGCAGCAAACTTTTCTTGCAAGTCCTCTGCTTCTTGGATTTCTTC